ATATGACTGACCAGCTGAGTGTGGAGGTGATTGTAATTTAATACCATGTGAATTAGATTCACAGTTAAGTTGAATTGTACCTGGATTTGTTCCACCACCAATTTCTGTTAAACCTGTTCCATTTGGATATAATTGTGTATTACCATTCGCTGCATCAACAATATTAATGTAACTTGAATCTGTTCCTGAATTTGTAACTAATTTAAGATCATAAGCACCATTAGAAGATATTTGACCTACTTCAGATCCACCACCAACTACTACTTGATCTGTATCTAGAATTACATCACCAGTTCCATTTGGTTCTATTTCAACATTTGCGTTTGATGTCGATACAATTTTATTTCCATTAACATCTAAATCTCCACCTAATTGTGGTGATGTATCATCAACAACATCTCCACCTGTTTGAATTTCAATTATGTCTGGATTAGTTCCATCGTTTGCTGCTGCAAATACTATTGCAGTTCCTTTATTTGTTGCAGAAAAAGTAAATGTAGATCCTGAACCAGATGTATATTTAAACTGAACTGTATATGCTCCTGAAGTTGAATTTCTTAAAATGTGAAAAGTTTGAACATCTAATGGTATTGTTACAATTCGATTTCCTGTAATTGTTTCTGTTAAATCAATCATTCTGTGACCAGCTACATCACCTGTTCCAGAGTCAGAGATAGTTAAAGCTGTGGTTTGTGCACCACCAGCAATTGATTGTGCTGTGAAACCACCTGTTATTTGTTCTAAAAGTTGTAAATTTGTATTAGTTTTTGTTCCCCATGTACCGGCGTTTTCACCAGTTGCTTGAAGTTCAACACCTAAAGGTGTAAATGTTGATGCCATAATTTATCTCCTATGCAGCGTCACTATAACTTGTATTTGATCCAGTTGCAACATCCGAATATGTATCATTCGATCCAGTTGAAACATTACTATAAGATGTATTTGAACCAGTGTCAACATCTCCATATGCAAATATATTTACCGCTCCTATACTAAATGATGCAGATTGACCAGTTAATCCAACCTGAATATCAGCTAAAGATATTGATCCAACACTAGCACTAAATGATTGACCCGATATTCCTAAAGTCATATCATTAGGATCTAAGACTCCTACACTAGCTGTTGCAGACTGACCTGTTAAATTAGCTACAGCTCCACCTAAACCTATAATCGTACCTAAATTAAATTCTGCAGAAACACCGGATAATATTGCTGTGTTGTTTGGTGCAACCGCTGTTCCAAGGGATGCGGACATTGAAAATCCTGTTACATCAACCTGATTACTAGAAGATCCGACCGCAGTTCCTTGAGCTGAAGTTATTGATAAGCCCGATGGTTGAACAGTATCGTTTGGTGCAATTGCAGTTCCTTGACTTAAAGTTGCTTCTTGACCAGTTAAACCAACAGCCATGTCAGCGACTGTTACAGCACCTAATGCAAACGATGAAGAAACACCTGACATCGATACATTAGCATCTGATTCAACCGCTAATGATCCAACATTAAATGATGCAGAGACACCTGATGGTTCTACAACTGCAGAACCAATTCCTGATAAAGAACCTGCGCTAGCTGAAAATTCTACACCACTAATATCAAAGTTAGGACTTAAACCGATTGTAACTGCAAACTCACCCCAAGAACCTTGACCATAAGTATTATTACCCCAGCCTTCTATACCCATGCTGGAAGTTATTTCTTGACCTGTTAAAGAAACAGTTACATCGTTAAGATCTCCCCAAGATTGTTCATTCCAAGTCTTGGCCCCCCAACCTGCTCCAAATTTTTGATTTTCATTCCAATTAGCTTGGCCCCAGGTGAACCTGCCCCATCCTGAAGATACCGACATGGTCGGCCTCCTATGCTAATCTAATGATTGCGCTACTTGAATCTGCTGTTGGAAACTCAATTTTAAAAGTTCCATTACTAGCTGTCTTGTCACCACCGAATGCAATTACACAAACAGCATCCGTAGTAGATGAACCACCATCTGTTGTTGTATTATATATTAATGCACCGTTTGCAGTGAAAGAAGCAGATGAATAAGTTACATCTGAAAAGTCTGTAAAAGCTGTAGTTGAAGATAATGAAACACCTGAGTTTGTAAGAGTTGCTCCACCTGCAGTGTATGCAGATCCTGATGTATTTGTAATTTCTTCTGATGTTGAATAGTCTGTTGTAGAAGCACCTAAACTTGCATCACTATCAAACAAAGCAATTTTAAAAGTGTGTCCACCTGAAGATTCAAAACTGTGTTTACCTTGTAAAAGCTCTTGTTTAAAGCTTGAACATATTGCTGATGTTATTGCCATAATTAATCTCCTGTTATGGTGACGGAGAAGGAACCGGAATACGGACTGTGCCGTCTGTGTAGTCGTCCCTTTTACGTCTACCAAGTTGCTCTGCAGCAAACTTCTGTACCTCTTGTTTATACTTTTGTTCATATAATGTCAACATATCCATTGGGCCTTTTAAGAAGCCATACGCCTCCACTAAACATGCATATAATAATCCATTTGGAAAATTAAGACTTATATAATTAGTATTATCACCCTCTAAAAGATCAGGTGCTTTATCAAAGTGAACTCTAAATCTATATGTAGTATTAGGAACCGGAGCAAAAGCTATACGTCCTGATGTAGTGTCTGACTCTCCAGTAGCACCACCAAACATAGCATAATATTTAGGTTGACCTTGAGCTGCAGATGTGCCTGTTACATCTTGATATTCTTGTAGGTATGTATAATCTTTTTTCTCCAGCCATCTATTAGCTCCGGTGGTTTCAGATCCTGCCGTATCATAAACTTGTATACCTCTAATAAATACAGCTCCTGCAGGACAGTTAATTGACTCTTGTCCAGCAACTAAATTACCTAATTGTTGTTTTCTATTTGCGTCTATTGGAACTTCTCTAAATATTTTATATTGAGCATTTAAAATAATATTTTCTAAAACACTATCTGATAAAACATTTGAATCTGTTTCAGTATAACTTTTAATTTGTGTTTTTAATCCTGATGCGCTTAATCCTGCCATTATGGTGTTAGTGTCACCGGACCAGCCGATACACTTCCTCCTCCTATATTTGAATTTGCAGTTGCTGTACCAGCAGCTGTAAATGTATAATTATTAGCATCAACTCTAGCAATTGTAAATCCCACAGATTTATTTAAATCTGAACTTGTTAATCCAAGAGAGCCCTCTGCATTTCTAAATCTAACGGTATCACTTGTAGATCTACCATGGTTTTCTTCAAATACGGTTACAGTTGTAGAACCATTTGTAATTTTAAACGGATTTAAAGTTAAAACTCTAGCCACTTCAGGTTCTGTTCTATCAGGTCTTGCATTTAATAAACCTTGTGCATCTGCTGAATGTGATTTTGGTTCTATTTGTGGATGTTTCTTTTCAAATTCAGATATGTGAACTCTAGCTCCATTCCATTCAATAACCATTTCAGAATATGGAAACTCTTGTCCTGATCTATCTGATATAAACTTTGCATATTTACCTGAAGATAATGCCATTACGCCTCCGGATAATAAACTTTAGGACTAATGTAAGTGCTAGATGATGAGCCGTCCTCTGATAAAGCTCTCTGTAATTCATCTTCATATAATAATTTTAATTCTTGAACTCTTTGTGGTGCATTTTTAATAGCAAGATAATAAGCTAATCCTGCACACATACATGGCACAAAACGATAAGGCACGTCAGTTGCATTTGTATAATCACCTACATCTTGTATTCTTTTTACATAATAAAAATTTATAAATTTTCCTGCCTGATCAGAACCAGGTGTTAGATATAAAGTTATTGTAACCTTATCAATAAACCTTTGAACAAAATATTGTGTTGGAACTCCTGTAGATGTTTTGTTTGATAAGGCTTGGTATTGAGATCTATTTATTTTTGTAAGTGGTGTATCTACGTTAGAGTTTCTAAAAGAAGCTTCTAACACATCGTCAACTCCATAAACAGCTGTCGCATCAGACGTACCATCTCCTGTAGATCTAAACATTGTATATACTGCTTGGTCTGCAACTAATGTAATACTATTATTTGCAACTTCCCAATAATGTAAACCTCTGTTAGCCCATTCTTGAAATAGAATGTTAAGAGATCGTCTTGCAGATTTAAGTTGATATCCTGAAACGTTTTGTTGTCCGATACGCTCGTAAGCTTCTTCTACTATTTCATCAATAGAAAAATTCTTATCAAACGTTGCTGTTCCCGAGGTAGTGTTAGCCATTTAACCTCCTACTTGTCAATCAATAAAGTAGCTGCATCTATGTTTGTAATCGTAGAGACTTTCATTCCACCTGGAAATAAAATTCCATCTTCAGGAATGTTCATTGAAAAAACATCTCCATTAGGAACATCAGCTTGAAACAAAGTCGTGCTATCTGAATTATCTTGAAGAATTATAGTTCCAGCACCACCTGCA